ACGCTTTGCGTCAGAAGTTCAAACGTATTTTGATGATTTGCTTGAGTCAGGTTTGAATAAACAAGAGTTGGCTGTTTTAAACGCTGATAAAACTGCGTGGAGCATAAGAAGCCTTGTTGACAGTGCTATTATAAAAGCGTCAGATGGAAAACCAAGAATGGGTGCTTTTGACGCCTCTGATTATTTAGCGGCATTGAAGGAACACAGCAAAAGGTTTGTTGCTAGAGGACAGGGAAGGTTGCAAGAAGAAGCCCAGAGTTTAGCCGCTTCAACACAAAGAAACAAAGACAACATACTTGGACTAGCGAACAAAGAAGCCGACGAAATTAGAAGGCAGGCCATAAAAGATAAAGCTCAATTATCAACTGCTTTACAAAAACAAAGAGATAAAATTCAAGCAGAAGCAGATGCTAAAATTGCAGAGTTAAACAGGCAAAAACAAGTTCAAGGAGCGCAAGCCACAGGAAGACGCGATTTAGATATAAAAATTGCCGAAGAAAGAGAACGGATTACACTTCAACTAGCTGATGTTGACAGTAAAATAGCTAGGGCTAAACAAGAACTGAACGCTCTAAAAGAAATGATGCCTAGTTCTTTTCAGCCTAGCGTTTTTGAAGCGTTGTTTAACTCTGCGTTAGTTGGACAAACAATGGGCTTATTTGCTCCTAAAGCGGCTGAACAAATAACATCTACTCTTGTTACAGGCTCTATAGGAGCTAACATATTGGCTCGTGAAGTGACTCAACGGCTACTAGCAGGGCAAACAGCCGGACAAGCGGCTATAAGAAAAGGCGTGTCTTCTGTAGGAGAAGTTGCAGAAAGACTTGGGGCGACAACTGCTATGACAACTGGAGGTCAGGCAGGTGCAGCAGGGATGGTGGTAGTTCCTCAAGGAGTAATGTTTTCTGAGGAAAGAAAAGAGGCTTTACGTAAAATGCCCATATCTGGTAAAGCGGCTTTGTACAGAAACTTAAAAGCAAAAGAAGGTGCTTTGGAAAGACTAAAAGCGGAAGACCCTAAGCTATTTAAAGAGCTAGAAAAAGCGGCAAATGCTGGGAGATAAAATGAAAAAGAATAAAAACAAAGACCACACAGTAAGCTACACATCCATTGACTACCACAGTATGTGTCAGAAGTCAAAGGAACGCATCAAGAAGATGCAAGCTGAAGGAATACCTACGTCCCATGACCCTAAAGATAAGCCAGAGGACGTAGGTAAGTCTAACGGTTACTCCATATTCTTTATGTCATAGCTCACAGTTGTTACCTGTACAGGCTAACTGCTGGCTACCCTCAGTCATATCAGAGGCTTCATTGATGTCCCAATCAATCTGGGTCGGAAAGCCCTTCTGTAGTGCCTTGAGGGTGGCCTTGTCCACAGGCTCATAAGGTGCCTGCTGGTACGTGTGGTCTGAGTAAGGCAGAAAAGAGATACCACTGACCTTATCAAACTTGTTGTACAGCCACTGTCCCACCTCCAGAAACTCGTTGTCCCTGTAGTAGCACGTCATGGACGGCTTGTGTTCACACCAGTAGTCCTGATATATCTCCCACAGATCCAACTGCTCCATAGCACCCATGTCTGATGCTGTCACAGCGCCCTCAGGAGACGCAATAGGGAAGGAGAATACCCTAGTACTGGGTGACATCGCATCGTCCTCCACAGGCACTCCTGCGGCCTCTAGGACGCTGCAAAGTGGGTCACGAGCATCTGCACGTACTCTGCGTATGTATTGTGCACTATAACGAGGATGGATACCACTAGCGCTATCGACCAACTGACTAACAGTGCCTGAAGGCTTAACCGCAGTGATAGCGGTAGATACATTGATACCCAGTTTCTTAGCCCACTGCTTGTTAACTTCAATTGCTTCCTCCCGCATCTCCGTAAGCCACTTCTTGAGTTTACCCTTGTCACCCCTGCCTGACAGTAGCGGGTGATCCATGATGCCTGTCAAGGATACACCAAGTAGTGCCTCTTCCTGTGTGTTTAGTTTCCAAATATTTCTGAGATATCTGAAGTTGGTGAGGGTGGCCTGAAGAGTCCCAAGGATAGTCGCAACCCTAACTTTTCGTTTGAGACTTGCGAGTGTATCCTGTGGCCTAACAACAACCTCTGAAAGATTGCAGAACTGGTAGGGTCTGAGGATGATTTCGCTACATGGATTAGTTCCAAAATCGTAGGTAGCATCTCTTCGTTCATTTTTTGCAGCTTGTTTTTGACTTGCCACTCTGCTAAAGACACCTCGTTCGCCAGATTTAGATTCATATAAGCTAGTCCACTCGTTGAGAAAGGCTTCAAAGTCTGGCTTCTCTGTGTAACACGCTGAGTTATTCGCCAGACCACGCTGGGGTTCATCTATGTACCACTGTCCGTGTTTGCATCTTCGGAGTCTGTCGTCCGTTAGGTTGGACAGTGAGATCAGAGCGCTTCGTCTGACTCCTCCGACGACGACGATTTGAGCAATCTTGCAGCAAAGATCGTGACATTCAATGGAGCTAAGTTTTCGTCCAGCAGCTTGCCGAAACAAGTCCACTGTGAATCTGAACAAGTCGATGAGAGGTTCAGGACCACTTGCACGACCTCCGAAAGTTTTGAGTGGGGCACCTGCAGGTCGAACTCTGCTAACGTCCCATCTGGGAACTTGACCTGTGTACAACAGTGAAACCAGTTCCCTAAACGATTTCGCCCATCCGATCTTCGAATCCGCAACATTGATAACTGTATCTGTTTCATGAAACTCCTCCGCAACTTCTGGTAACTTCTGTATGTACTGTCGCTCGACGCTAAAGCCCACGCCTGTGCCACACAGAAGCACGTACATTAGTTCATCAAACGCCTTAGGGTGATCTATAGGCAGGTAGCTACAGTTAAACCCTGCTACGTTGTCACGCTCTAGTGCGTCTCCTGCGGTCATCAGCGCCCTCATGCTGGGCATTACGTCTAGGTCATGTATAGACTTGAATATCTCTGATACGTCAAAGTCGTTGAGGTGTCCACGGTCTACCCAAAAGTTGATGTACCTGTTTACTGTTTCTTCCCAAGTCTCCCTACGCTTTTCCTCAGGCAAGTACCTAGCGTAGCGTGACTTGTGTATGTACTGTTGATATGCGTCCATCTATTCTGTTACTCCTAGCGTTTCGTTAATGATTGCTTGTGCTGCTAACTGTAGTAGCATGTACACTCCATCAGGGTACTGCTCGTTGGACGCTACTTCAAACATCTGACCGTCCTCGTACATCACAACGACCACCTTAGGTTTGTTACCTTCAGACTCCTGTATCTGCGCTTTGGCTGCAAACGCAGTCAGAAACTCAGCCGTTGTTATCTCCTTTTCTTCTGTCTTTGTTCCAAACTTCCCTGTGCCATCTATTATCTTCACAAGGCAACCTCCTTGATTAACCACTCTAGGTAGACACGAGCCTTCCGTAGATCCTCGACACCGTTCTTGTATTCGTAACGCCACAGGTACTTCAGACAGTTTCCCTTTAGATATCCCTTGTACTCTTGTGGGTGCATAGACGCCTTGATTGCTTCAATGGCCTCAATAGCTCCCTTGTTGTAGTGATCTGGCTGTGCCACAGGGTCGTGCTTGTCCTGAGGGTGGTACAGCTTGCCTGTGAATGTCTTAGACATCCTGTCCCACTCCTCTGTAGTAATGTCGTCTATGGACCTGCTTTCCTGACAGTTCTTACGCAGCTTCTCACAGTCTTTCTCAAACTTTGCACAGTCGTCTTCAGTCATGTTCCACTCATTCTGCATATTCTTCCTCCTCTAGCTCCTCCTGAAAACCGTCAAGTTTGCGTATTAGTTTATCCTCAAACCTATCCAGAAGTTCCTCAGCAGAGATTTGTAGTGCTTCCAGAAGATCGTCAGGGTCGTACAACCGCAACAGCCGCTCCTTAATTTCTTCTAGTGTCAGAGACATAATCAACCAACTCCTTAAGTGTATCTATATTATACCATAGAATATTGTGTTTGTCACACCATTCAGCCATAGTAAGTTTGGTACTTTTACTCACTTTCTGATTAGGCTTCATCAGTACAAAGATGAGTTCTTGTGCCTCCGGGAGACACTTAGAGATCGCTCTATACTTCTGCGTGTCTCCTGCACGAAAGTATCCTTTGCACTCAATGAGGTACGCCCGTCCTCTGTACTCGTACACAAAGTCTGGTGTGTACTTTCGTTCAATCCTGTATGGGACTTGGAACGGTTCGTAACTAAAACCAAATGGTTGTAACTGCTTTGCGACATCTTCTTCAAACCCCGACCTAAAGTTACTGTGCTTGGATTTCCGTGACCTTCGGCTCATTGAACACCTCTGTTAAATATCTTGGACCACTTGAGTACAGGAATGTTCTTACTTCGGGCCAGCATGTAAACTTGTAGGGACAGTAAGAACAACCAACGGCGAGCTTTTGATTTCCACTTTTGCCATCTGGTACGGTCTTGTGACAAACCTGAGGCCACTCTGGTTGCTCTACGAGCTTTTTTACGTGCTCTATGCGCTCCTCTATATCGTAGCTTATCTTGTCGTACACCGGAGCCTGCGTGTCTGCAGAGTCGTACATGAGGTACGTCAGGTGCCCGTTCTGTTTGTCCATAGCTAACCAACCAAACGATGTGTCACCTTCGGCGTGTGCGTACCCTTTAATTTGAGCAACGTACCCAAACGGGTCATCATAAGCCAAACTTCCGTCTTTGAATTTTTTAAACCCAAAAGTGGAAGTGCTTTTAACATCAGTGACAACACCATCAATTTTGCAGTCCATATGACCGATAATGCCCGAAACTTCACACTGTTTTTGTTCATCAGTAACCTCGTGTCCTGATATTTTGGTTAAGAATAAAAGCATCTCCTCAATTAGATGCCCGTACATAAACTTGACATGCGTGTTAGGCGTCATCTCCTCTTGCACATCAGAGTTATTTACCACGTTCCACAGATACCTGTCGTCGCGCCCAATGTTAGACATTCGCAGCTTGCGTCCGTCACGTTGCTCTGTGAACAGCTTGGTCATCAGGCGTTTGCACCCTTCGCCAAAGTTTTCTATCTCTTCGTAGAGGTCTACATCCTCTGGCACTTCCTTGGAAGCAACCACGGCATAGATGTCGTCTACCAGTGAATAAATATTTTTCATTTATGTTGCTCCATTAGTTCAGAGATAGAGTCTCTGGCTTTCTCTGGTGTGCAGTTGAACCACTCACCCTTACGACCATACGTTTTCTCTAGCAGACTGTGTGCCTCTGCCTCAGCAGACCGTCGGTCAGCCACAGACCAGTTGGTGAACAATTCGTAGTCCCTAAACGGTGACGACGTTTGATACCCGTTAAGTCTGTCCTCTGAGTCCACAGCCATGCCCACCTTGACCCACTCAGGGAAGTTAGGATTAGTAATGATGTACACCTGTCCCTCACGACTCAGTTCGTACTTTGCTAGACTATCAAAAGCTGCGTCAGTAAAAGTCTTGTAGCGTCCGGGTTTGTACAGAGGATGTGACATAGGTATGTATTTACCGTTTACCCACATTCTGTTTGGGTTGTTTTTTTTGTGCTGTTCTTTGTTATGTTTTTTCTTACAAGGCAAACACCTTCCATCTAATCCGTCTTTGCTTCCGTTATTTTTATGAAAATTATTTACTGTTTTTTCTTTTTCGCAAATTGTACATTTTTTTGTTTCCATATTAGTGTGTCTCCGACCACGTTTGTCCGACCTTGTATTCTCCGTCGAGTGGACATCTGAGTTCAAAAGAAACGCCAGCCGCCTTGATGCACTCAACTGCGAGCCAGCCGAACTTCTCTGCTTGTTCTGTAACCACCTCCGATTGTATCTCGTCATGTACGTTCCCTATAAACTTGTAGTCAATGCTGTGCTGAGTAGCGTAGTCATCCAGAAGCACCAGAGCCTTCTTCATAACGATAGCACCTGCTGCCTGTAGTAGGGTATTCAGTGCACTATGTTCTGATCTGACCCAGAGTTTTCGTCCGTCGAGTCCAACGAGATGACCTTTCCTAGACG